GTGCATTTACTGCACAAATAAGCGCCGTAAATGGTTAGCCAGTTTTCTGGTCTGAGTGGGGTGACGTTGTTGTCTGCTGCCCAAAGTGCGCGAGAGCCGGTGCAATTTGCCCAGCTTCAGGTGCTATCTGGTCAGTCATAAACCACATGGTGTACTTCGTGAAACGAGGGTGTTGGAGGATTTTCATGATGGATTCCACACCTGCATTTTTTGAACGACTCTCATAGCTCGAAAGTGAGCTATAAGGCACTCCGGTTAAGTCGCTGACTTCTCTACGGTTTAGCCTTTCTGACTCCCGCATGAGCTTAAGCTTCTCAGAAACGTCTATTGACATAATTACTCCCATTGCGTAATTTCATGTTCATCGTAGTTTATATTTTGCATTCGTAGTCTCACTAAAGGCAATTATAAGCCATTAAGAGCAATTAAAACGCTAACGGAGAAGTGTACCAGATGAAGAAGTCATTAGAGAGCACGACTGATGCAGTTCCATATCAGGAATTTGCACGTCTGATCGGTAAAAGCCCTGCAGCTGTTAAAGGGATGATTGAGAAGGGTAAATTGCCAGTTGTAGAAATGACCGATCCACAGTCTGCAACTGGCAGAGCTGGAGAGTATTGGGTTTATCTTCCCGCATGGAACAACGGCATGAAGATGGCTTATGAGAGCCGCCCTAAAGAGATTCGCGATGGTTGCCCCCTCGCCACCAACTCCTTTCTCGAAGCACACCGACGATACCTTCGTCGGTGCTTACCCATGGAATGCTCCACGCTCTGCAATTGGCCGTGATAGACCCCTTAACCAGCTCAAGGCTCAGCGTATGCGTTGGCGCGAGGCGCTGCTCATTGCTGCCGGTGAGGTCAATAAAGACCGTTCACCCTACGCAAGCAAAATGGCGATCCGTGATGTTCACGCGCGCCGCCTGGCTAATCTCGAATATCTGAAATCCTGCGAGCTGGAAAACAAAGTTACCGGCGAACGTATCGACCTCATCAGTAAGGTCATGGGGAGTATCTCAAACCCTGAAATACGCCGTATGGAGCTGATGAATACTGTCGCCGGTGTTGAGCGCTACGCGGCCAGTGTGGGTGATGTGGGGATGTTCATCACGCTGACCACGCCGTCGAAGTATCACCCGACGCGTCAGGTTGGCAAGGGCGAAAACAAAACGGTACAGCTCAATCACGGCTGGAACGAAACCGCATTCACCCCCAAAGACGGCCAGCGCTATCTCTGCCGAATCTGGAGCCTGATACGCACCGCTTTCAAAGATAAAGATTTAGAAGTTTACGGGATGCGCGTTGTCGAACCGCACCACGACGGCACGCCACACTGGCACATGATGCTGTTTTGCAAACCCGATCAGCGTAAAGCCATTAACGAAATTATGCGTCGTTACGCCCTTAAAGAGGACGGACACGAAAAGGGTGCGGCAAAACAGCGCTTTGAGTCACGTCAACTTAATCAGGGTGGTGCGGCGGGTTATATCGCTAAATACATTGCCAAAAATATCGACGGCTATGCACTCGACGGCCAGCTCGATCACGACACCGGCAAGCCTCTGAAAGATACGGCTGCGGCTGTAACCGCTTGGGCGTCTACATGGCGCATCCCTCAATTTAAACCGATTGGCCTCCCGACGATGGGCGCTTACCGCGAGCTCCGCAAACTGCCACGCGGGGTGAGTATTGCCTGCGAGTTTGACGACAGGGTCGAGGCTGCGCGAGCGGCTGCAGATGAAGGTGAGTTTGACCTGTATATCATCGCGCAGGGCGGGGCAAATATGCCGCGTGATGCTCAGGCCGTCAGGGTAGCCCGTAAGGTGACAGATGAGGTCAACGCGTATGAGGAAGATATCGAGAAGGTGGTCGGGATTTATGCCCCTCACCTCGGGGCTCACCGTGTCCATGTAACCCGTACAGCCGAATGGCGCATCGTTCCAAAGGTTTTAGCCGTTGAGCCTTTGACCTTAAAAAGCGGCTCTGCCGCGCCTCGGAGTCCTGTCAATAACTGTGGAAAGCTCACCGCCGGTGGCGATTCAGTTATGACCCCTACACCGTCTGAGCAAGCCGCAGCGGTGTTAAATCTGATTGAGCGCGGGGTTATCGGCTGGAATGAGCCAGACGTCGTGAAAGTGCTTAACGGCGCGTTAAAAGCTGGCGCACCTCGCAAAAATCGCCAGCAAAGAAGCAATGCGCCTCTTAAAACGAGCAAACAAGCGCCATCAGCCAGGATGACGAAGCCCGAAAGAGATCGCGTCGCAAAAATTCGTTTCGATTTGGCTCAGGAGGGCATTACCCCGGAACGGTGGGAACTCGACGCGCTGGCACGTGGGGCGACGGTCATTTATGGCGATCAAAAATTCAAATATCCGGTTGCTGATGGGTGGCCGGGGGATTCAACTCAAATGGAGTGGGCTTTATGAAAGATTATTTGATTCAAACAGAGGTTTATTGGTGCTCATTTAGTCGCTGAGTCAATTAAATCAAAGTCAGGAAAAGTAGATTGAAGCAAAAACGTCCATTATGATGGCCTCAAGGTTAGCTCAAAAGGAAATCATGACAATGAGTGTTGGATTAATTACAGACGAGCCAGGACGTTTTTACACCTTCCAGTCAACATTGCCAGCTGGTGAATATTTCGAATTTCGCCCCCGCAACCCTCCACTGAACTCAAAACCCATCGTTGATGACGAAAGCGGGATGTGTATTGGTTATTCTGTCGCTCAGGCTCCCGGTTTATGGCAGATTTATGATGCCGATGGCGTGTTTGTCAGACTGGAAGAGGCTCCGTTAGAAGCGCCTCTTATTGACCCTACAGACCTCGCTCTAATCGCCTTTGGTGCATTTCGCCTTTTCCGGGCTGGTAAAGCGTTACTTGAGAGTGGTGTCAAAACGGCTGTAACCGTGAAACTGAGTCAGGCCACTATCAGTACCTTGCGTGGCCGCCTTAAAATGGGCTTATCAGCTCGCGCGCTCAGGATGAGTGAGTCATCGGCAAAACATATGCTAACCCCCGGTCGCTATGTGCCTTTACAGATTCAGGAAAAGGCCATTCGTTATGGTACCAGAACGGCAGACCCACTGAAAAAACCAGGACTTTTCCGGTACGAAGCTCGTATGTATAAGCTTGTGGAAGACAGGCAAAATAAAGGCGCTTATATTTACAAGTCATACCGTCTTGAGGTTTTGGTCAGGGAAGCTGACTGGACTATCATGCATTTTCAGTACATGCCGTGAAGGGGGGATCATGATAGATATCACAAGTGGTAACAGACGCCTTAAATTAACGCCTTATGAAAGGCTGACTGAGCCCGAGGAGCCTGCCTATAGCCGTATTATGGTATGGGTTGAATTCTCTATCCCTGCCTTAAAAACTGAGTTTGCTGCAGAGTTTTTTGTCGGTCAGTTAGAGCAATTCAGGAATGATACACGTGCTTTCCATCAGGCCTTAACGACAGGGATGAAATTTAAGGATATTAATTTAACCTCGGCATTCGAGCAGGTTGTGCTTAATTTTCATCAGGCACATTTTGCCGGGGCTGTTGGCGTCAGCATGGTACTGAAGCCTGAAAACCATGCTGACAGTATTACGCTTGAGGATTCCTTCGATATTGATGAAAGTTATTTTCCCGACCTGCTCTCAGGTCTGGACGACATCATTTCATGGCAAAACTGATAATTGAGTTAAGCTACAAGACCGGCATTCAAAAAGCCGGTTTTTTTATGCCATTTATCCGCGTTTTTTACGTTTTAGAGCTGTGCATGCATCAGGTGCATTAGTTTGCATTCGTTTTTTATGTCAGGTTTTGCCAGCCTGCGCCAGTGCTGGCGCGGCTCGGGGTTCCTGATGCACCTGCATTAAAAGCGCCCCCTTAAGCGCGCAGGCGAGGCGGGGATAGCACTGCGCGCCAGACGTGGTGACGGGATTTATTTTACGCGTCTGTGCGCGTCGTGGTGGCGTGCTGTGAAGTGTGGTTGGTTTGGCGGGTGCGTGTGGGGTTGCGTAGCGTGTGCGCCGTCTGGTGCGTTCTGTGATAGTGCCGCCCGGAGGCGGCATTTTGGGCGTGGTTACTCGGTGTCGATGCTGTAATCTTTAAAGCGGATCACTTCCATCCCTAACCAGTCGTTTATCTCTTTGAAGCGCTCCTGCAGCGGTGTCAGCTCGTTACGCACAAACACACGCGCCACCTTCTCGATATCCCCCATTGATCCGATATTCTCAGGCTTGCCCCCCATCAGCTGGAATGGCACGCGGTGCGCATCGAGTAGGTCGGCGGCACTGACTTTCTTGATGTTAAAAAAATCATCCTTTGTGGCGACTTCACTCAGCGGCACGATCTTAATGCCATCCGGTTTCCCGTTCGGGGCATAGAAAAACAGGTTTTTAAAATTACCGAGACCTTTCGAGTCACGCATCGCGGAGCGCAGCGATTCAACGTCGGTGCTGCTCTGTGCGGCATCGGTCACGTACATGATGTACCCCGCGTGTGCGCCGTTCTGGTAATACTTCCGACGAAACAGCGTGGCGGATTCATTCAGCCAGGCGGAATTGAGCGCGCTCAGGTATTCCGGCATCCCGTAGAGCTCCTGATTGATATCGGGCTCAAGCAAATGGCACACCGAGCCGGGGGCGAACTGGTGTGGGTGGGTATAGCTCGACACGTACCAGTAAACATCCTCTTCGACGCCACGGCGGGTATATTTGGCCGGTGAGGTTTCCAGTTTAAAAAGCTGGCCGGTTACGCTCATGCGCTTTTCAAGATAGCCGTTGGCAAAGACCAGATAATCGAGCACAAGGCGGCTGAAGTCCTGCCGTGACAACAACGGGTGTGGGATAAAGGTGCTCGTCAGGATGTTGCGCTTAACGTAAATAGGGGAGCTGTGGTGTACGGCAGCGCGCAGGCTTTTCGCCAGCCCCGAGAAATTGACCGGTGGCTCGTACCATTTGCCGTTATTGATGCACTCGACGTAGTCGAGAATATCGCGGCGATCCAGTACGGGGGACGGCTCACCAAAGGTGAACGCCTCCATTTTCTGCGGTGCGCTGGCGGTCATGGCCGCTGTTTTATGTTGCTTACGCTTACTCATGCTTTCACCTCGCCCTTTGCAACAGCTAAAGACCAGTCGCAGCCAAACTTCATGCGATAGTCATCATCACTGTATTCGCGTTTAACCTCTTCGGGAGAAAACAGATCGCACCCCTGCTGGCATGCCGCATCCAGTGTGACCGACTGCCGCCAGACGCCATCTGTGCAAAATACGCTGTCGCCGGTACTGATTAACGGTACCGGGCGGCGCTTGCGGAATGAGCTGTTCCACACCCGGAAAGCGTCATAATTATCAGAGGGCGAGGTGAACATTGTCAGGCTGTAGCGTTTATGGCAGGCGATAGCTGACGCTACTTTCGCCGCTCTCAGGGGGTTATTGAACCACCCGAACTCATCAAGATAGACGTTACCTGCCAGCGCGCCGCAATGGGATTCCTCGCCGACAAAGCTGATAACCGCGCCGTCGTCGAGCTGCAGGCTGTAGCCGTTGCTCACCAGACGGACGCCAGCGCGTGCCGAAAGGTTTTTCATGTACATCAGCGCCACGCGTGCATGCTCAACCGTGTGACCAAACCAGATTTGATCCTCGCCAGTTGTCAGCGCATTGAGCAGTGCCTCACGGCTAAAGAGGTACGTTGCGCCAATCTGACGCGATTTGGTGATGCTGCGGTCGATATTAAGTTTCCCGACACGTAACCATGCAGCCTGATAGTCAAAACTTTCATTTTGCAGAATGTCGGTCATTGTCTGAATCTGACTTTGTGAGAACTGATTATTTTTCATTAGTTAATATCCAGAATTGATGTGGAATGCATACCGCTACCGGCGGAAAGTGGTTCGTTTAACAGGGCGTGCATGGTTGACCTGATTGCCCCGGTTAAGGCAACGCAGGAAACCCTCGACCGCTGCAAAAATGTTGGCGTGGCTTTCGGTCAGGCACTGGCTGATGCGCTGATGGCTCCCGTCAAACTCTTTAACTTCCTCGGCGGAAAGGTTGACTGGTTGCTGGAAAAGCTCGGGGTTATCAAAAAAGAGTCGGGCGATCTCGACCAGACTACCGAAAAAGCGAATACCGCTAC